AAGAATGAGGTCTTTGAGCGATTTGCGCTCGTTCACCAACTTGTCTTTCTTGATAAGGTCGGCAATCTTCCAACGCTCCGAAAGAATGTTCGAAAGCTTTTGGTCAACACGAGGAATACCGCTCAAGTCCTCAAAATAATTGGGGTCTTTGCGGTGGTAGTAAGATATTTGCCGTCCGTTGCTCCACACACCAATGGGCGCACCTGTGGCGTTACAGTAGCTTTTTAATTGTTCTTTACCATCTTTGAGCTTCGGTTTTTTCAGTTCAACGATGATAAACGGACTGGTGGTTTGCTGTTTGTCGAAAATAACGATGTCGGCACGCTTCTTTTCCCTGCCAAACGTAACCTCATACTCCAATTCCATACGCGAAACAGGATAGCCGTAATCTTCGGTGAGAACCAACAGATATAATTGGCGAACAATCTCCTCGGGAGTAACCTTAATTTCTTTCTTGCGAATAAGGCATTTCACATAATAGTCCGCGCCTTTCTTCGTTGTTCGCTCTACAATTTTGCTTTCAAGTTCCGTTATTTGTTTGTCGGTGAATAAGCTGAGTTCGTAATCCGAGCCTTTTATTATATCTGTTAGCTTCATATTTCTTTGAGCGTTAAATTAATCCTTTATCTTGTTTGGTATAAGAAGTGTTCGCACATCCACATTCAGTATCTCGGCTATCTTGTATAAAACAGGTATTGGAGGTTGAACTCTGTTTGTGGCGTATAGATTAACCATATTGAAACCTTTTCCAAGCCGTTTAGCCAATTCAGTTTGGCTAATGCCTTTCTCAATTAAGACTTCTCTTATCCTATTCATTGCGACATCTTCTTAATATGATTGCAAAGGTACATAATTTTATTGGGTAATCAGTAGCCCTATCAAAAATAAAGTATTACCTTTGTGCCAAACGAGGACAAAAGGACTTGAAACGAGCAAACTAAAGCAGAATGCTGCAAATATAACGGTTGCTAAATCATTACTTCAAAATCGGGTAACCCACCCAAAGCCCTTATTCTAAGGCGATAAGAAAAACTTTCCAGAATTACAAAAATAGAAAATTGGGTGAGATTCTTGGGAAGAATGATTATCTTTGCGTCCGTAGCTTCACTTCCGGCAGGGATCAGACTGGAAGATTTTCCTTTCTTGGAGGAAAAACAAAAATTATATTATAAATTAAGAACAAAAAAATTAATGGAATGAATATGAATAAGAAGATGTATATATTGCCGGGGGATGAGCGTATAACCGCCTCCGATGCCAAAGAGTTTGTACATGAACTTCGCACGGGCAGTTGGATGGATTCCAACTGTACCGACGAACAGTACATGTGCAATTTTGCCGAACGTTACGTGATTCAGGCCGGTGTGAGGATTGCCACTGATACACCGGAGAATTTCCTTGCCGATTTGATTCGGACAGGATACGCCAAAGAGATGTAACGGAGGCTATTTCCTTTATTATTACACCTCCCCGTTTTTCCTTTCAAGGGAAGACGGGGTTTTTCTTTTTTGTTTAAGCAGACGTTATATAATCCTTAAAACACCTGTTTATGTTTTTATTTCAATAGCATAAATACTTATAAAGTAAAAGCAAACTTCCAGTAAATTCTATTCTCTATATGCAAATAGTTATTATTTGCATGTTTCTATTACAAAATATAGATATATATTGATTATTTGCATATATTTGCGGAATAAATAACGGATAAAATGGATAAAGTGGTTTACGTATATCTTGTCTTTGAGAAGAAAGACTATTTCTTCGGCAGCATCACCGCCATTTATGACCACTTGAGCGCGGAACAGGTCGGAGCCGGCTACCATACGCTCCGGAACGTCCGATGGAAAGAGACGTCGGTGCATACCACGTCCAGGGCTATCATAAAAGTCGGAAGGCTTCTGCGTGCCGGTAGTGGCAGGAAGTGACCTTATATTGTGGATTCTCTAATTTGCAGGAATGGTGACTGCTTGAGGGAGGATAGGTATAATTTTCTGGTAATATTCAGCAGTAAATTTACGTGTTCCATTGTGGGTACATGTGTAAGGTATGTAAGGCTGTGCAAGTTGTCTTTTCCTATTACAATATTGCCTTCGAATTATATACCGGATTCCATCTCACGTTTCACAAGAAGCCACAGATCTCTTCCGGGTTTTGCAAAATGGTATCTGAAACGGGGGATATGCCATCAGGCAAAACGGAAACTAATCTTCGGATGGGTTTCTTTGCCGGATGTTTCCGCTTCTTACATGCAGATAAATGAAGTTATCAGGGTGGTAACGGAATGTTCGGAATATAAGAAGTGAATTAGAAACATACCTTATTCAGGGCGGGTGGGATTTCAGGTATCATTTTACCGGGCGGTTTTCCGCTTAATGGAGAGAGCTCAGGAAGAGGATGTCAAAAGCCAAAAAGGAACTGATTATAAAAAATAGCCTATACATGGAAGATAGGCTATTTTTTATATTCGGGCTTACCACAAAGCAACTTTTCCTAAATTGTCAATTTCAAGTTTTGCGCTTATTCCCATAGCCTTGAAAACTCTGGAAATAGTAGAAAAAGTCAGGTTCTTCCCGTTCTCAATCCGGGAAATCTGTGCCCTTTGCACCCCAATCAGGTTGCCTAATTCCTCTTGGGTCAGGTTCTTTGATTGCCGGGCTTGTTTGATTGCTTCACCAATCAGAAACGAATGCAGGTCCGCTTCATATTTATCCCGCTTAGGAGTACCTTTTTCTCCTATATACTTATCCTCTATTTCTTCAAGGGTGTAAAACTTCATATCTTTCATATCATTTTTTTTTAGAGTTAAAATATGCTTTTCTTATTTCTTCGGCTTTTGCTATCTCTTTTGATGGAGTTTTTTGGGTTTTCTTGATAAACCCATGTGTAGCGATTACTAAAGTATCCATATCGCTCGTTTTGTCCCAAAATGCCAGCAGGCGATATTGAGTATTACTGTGTCTTGTTCTAAATTCCCAAATATCCGTATCATCCAATTTTTTAAAAAGTTTAGGATCTATGATATATGTCGATTTACGAATGTTATAAACAATCTTATCTCTGATTTTAGAACCTAATCCATTCAGGAAATCACTTGCTTCCGGTGACAATACCACATCAAATTTAGCTTTTGCTTCCATTACTTTCATTTTGATGCAAATATAAGTAAATAGTTCCATATAAGGAAACGTTTTAAAAAAAAATGAAATGAATCAATATAAAAAACGGCTTCTTGGAACGGGGCTTTTTATGTAGCATGTAAATTGTAACTTTGCCCGTGGAAAAACGGAAAGTCGTATGTCCCACTTTTACAGGGGTATGGTTTTTCTGCCCTGCGGGAATGTCTATCTTTGCCGGCTCAACAAAGAGACAGACACCGGAATGGAAACAAAGAGCCAAAATTTAAAAGACAAACTGTATATGTGGTACAAGGTAAGAGAACTTCAGTCGAAAGGACTGAACAAGACACAGATCGGAAAATATCTGGGCGTGGACCGGAGCACTGTGCGGAGATATCTGCGGACAAGCCGGGAAGAGTTTTTCAGAAAGCAGAACTCCCACCGGGAGTATGAACTCAAGTTGGGAAAGTACGAGGAGTATGTACGGGGTACACTGGAAGAATACCCGTACATATCGGCTGCCCGTATGCATGACTGGCTCAGGGAGTGTTACCCCGATTTTCCGCGGGTATGTGACAAGACCGTATTCAATTTTGTAGACAGGATACGCAGGAAGTACGGTATCGGGAAAAAATCCGAGGCCCGGATACGGCGTGATTATGAGAAGTTGCCTGAGACCCCCTACGGGGAATATGCCCAGGCGGATTTCGGGGAGAAGTGGGTACCTGTGAAGAATGGCGGAAGCACGAAGGTTTACTTCTTCGCCATCGTACTGACGCGTTCCCGCTATAAGTTTATCCATTTCAGCCGTCGTCCTTTTGATACGGAGCTTGCGATTTATGCCCATGAACTGGCCTTTCAGTATTTCGGGGGCAGGCCTGAAAAGATTATCTATGACCAGGACAGGGTGCTTATAGCACGCGAGAACCTGGGAGATTTGATACTGACCGGGAAATTTCAGGCATTCATAAAAGAGCAGCATTTCCAGCCGGTATTTTGTCGCAGGTCAGACCCTGAGTCGAAGGGGAAAGTGGAGAATGTGGTGAAGTATGTGAAAGAGAATTTTCTGGTGGCCCGTGTTTTACAGGATATCCCCGGGCTGAATGAGGAAGCCCGGAAATGGCTTGAAAGGACGGGTAATGGAAAAGTGCACGGGACCACCCGCCTGGTCCCCTCTGAGGAGTTCGCTGTGGAGAAAGGATACCTGAAACCTTATTATGGTCTACCGCAGCCACCACAGGAGCAGATGAAGGAGTATCACGTGCGTAAGGACAACACGGTCCAGTATAGGGGGAATTATTACAGCCTGCCATGCGGCACTTACCGGAGCGGGCAGACAAGGGTCTGGTTGCAGGAAACTGAGGGGTATGTGGAACTGTACAGCAAGGAGACGGGAAAAATCGTCGCCAGACATCCCCTCTGTACCCGAAAAGGAAAAACGATTTATGACGAAAGACACAGAAGGCCCAAGAGTATTGGGGCACAGAAGCTGGCCGAACGTATCCTTGTTTATGTATCCGGAAACCGGGAGGTCGCCTTGTGGATGGAGAACCTCAAGAGAAAGAAAGAACGCTATTACAAGGATAATCTGGAAGTGGTTCTGCACATGATGCCGGGCTATGACAAGGATATCTTGATAGAGGCAGTGCACATATGTCTTGATAAGGGCATCTACAATGGCGATTCCGTTAAAAGCCTGTGTGAACACGTGCACAGGAGACGGAATAAAGAAACTGAAACAGACAGGACGGACAGTTGCCCGCCGCGACAAACCGGGCTGATACAGTCTTACAATGAAATCTTCCATGGCTATGATAAAACATAAAAAGGAGCTGGTTGAATATGCACGGCACCTGAAACTACCGAACTTGGCAGAACATGTGGGTGTGATACTTCATGAAGCACAGGAGAAGCAACTGACCTATTCGGAGTTCCTGGCGGATTGTCTTGCCAGGGAAATCCAGGGCAGAGAAAGGAAAAGCTACCTGACACGGTTGAAACTCTCCGGACTCCCCGCCAAATACGATCTGGACCTGTACGACTATGACAGGGCGGAAGGAATGGATAACAGGAGGCTGCGCGAACTGCGTGAGCTGGTATGGGTGAACCAGGCATACAATCTTCTCCTGGTAGGCCCTTCCGGAACCGGCAAGACCTTTATAGCCGCCGGGCTTGTTTATGAAGCGGTAAAGGCGGGATACGAAGCATATCTGATGACACTGGAGGAGCTGCTCACATGCCTGAAAACGAAAGAGGTCTCAGCACATGCGATGAAAACATACAAGCGGATCATGAAGGCCCGGCTGCTGGCCATAGACGATGCCACACTGTTCCCTTTGAAAAGAGAAGAAGCCGTGTTGCTGTTCAAACTGGTCAATGACTTCCAGGAAAGGACATCACTCATCATCACGGCAAACAAGGCACTCACCCGTTGGCTGGAAACATTGGAGGATGAAGCGGTCACAGCCGCCTTGCTTGACAGGCTGCTCTACTGCTGCGAGATTATCAGGCTCGGAGGAACAAGCTATCGCATGCAAAACAGGAAAACAATTTTTAGCAACCAAAACACGGTATAGGCACGTAAAAAGAGTTAAGGAAAGTGAAGCATCTTCGATGCTGGAGTGGGATATACTAAATTACCTAAAAAAGTGGCGCACAAATTTGCGCGCCACATATTTGGACCCTATTTGAACTCCCCAAATTACCAGAGTTGATAGCATCAAACAAATTAGATTGCTGGGTCATATTCAAAATCATTTCCCCTTTATTCAGACGCGCCAATCCTTTATCTCCAAAAGATGTGCCCCCTAAATAGATCCCCCCTGAATTAAATCCGGGAGCGCTAATTCTCGCTGCTTCTATCATAGCCATCATTGTCGCTATTTGTCCCGCCGCCAGAGCCGCCCCGACAAAAGGTATTCCCGCATAAGCCGCTGTACTCTTCGATGCCATTTCTGTAACAGCCGCCGCACTTTTCTTCTGACTATTTTCTAATTCCATTTTTGTCGCTACCTCATCTGCGGCTATTTTAACAACTGTTCCTGCAACCGTTCCTGCTGTACTTTTCTCAAGTCCTTGCTGTGCCTCCTTGGCGCCAGCCAACTTTTTAGCCAAAACTGATATATTCTCAATAGTACGAACTATAGACGTAAAAGAATCAATCGTATTTATCATTGCATTCCAAATGGCCATGATTTTCTCCCATCCCGTTGCATCTACATCATTCATCACATCACGAAGGCTCGTAAAGGCCGATACGACACGATCGGAGCTTGTAGCGATATCCTTGATCCCTGAGTAAAGCGATTCATCCAGCTCCTTAGTGAATTTTTTCACGTCTTCTTTTACTTTAGCTAATTTCAAAGCCTCCTCCAAAGTAGGGACATTGGCTATCGCATTTGACAGTTCATCCGAAAGTTCCTTACCTACTTTCTTTGCCTGTTCCTGTAATTCTTTTGCGTATTCCTTTGCTTTATCAAGATTCTCAGAGGCAACATCCACTTTTGATTTTTTATAATCAAAAGTGGTATCGCGTGATTTCATCTTCACGGATGGGATATGTGATATCGCCTGATCCAGCATGTCCTTGATAAAAGCATCAGCCCTCTCACCGATTCCTTTAATGCTTGCGGCAGACTTAGCGGCCTCAACCGATAGCCCCGCAAGATTTTCATTGAAAGCCTTTTGAGAGATAAGTCCTTTTGAAAGCAAGGTTTTATTTTCTTTAACCTTATCATTGTACTCCTTCTGCACCTTCTCCATCTCTGCGGCCGCCTCATCATATAAAGGATGATCAATAACATCCTGAAGCATTTTGAGATATTTGCTATTAAGTATCTCTTTGTCACCTGACGCTTTGGCCTCTATCAACATCTTCCTCCCGAGTTCATCGACAGCTTTATAATATTCCGACTCCGACATCTTCTCGACTTCCCGGCGGGCATCCAATTCCCTTAAGGATTTAGCGTATTTCTCTTCGGCCTTTTGAAGTTCCATCTTTTTAGAATCAGGTTCAGGAGGTGTAGAATCAGCCGTAGCCACAGAATTAGCAATCTCCTTGCCTAATCGACCTTTAGCGTCTTTTAGTATCTTGGCGTGTTCGATAAATGCATTCAAGTCATCTTTAAGCCCGTTTTCCCAGCCTAAAGCATCTTGGGTATGCACACCGTATTTCTTTTTAAATCTTTCCTCTTTTACTAAATCCCCGCGAGCCATCGCCCAGTCCGGAGCCATACTTCGTATCGTTTTGCCATTATATGATTTACCACCAATCTTTCCTAATTCATTTTCGCTATCAGCCACCTCTTTAGCAGCCAGTTCGGCTCTTGCTGCACTTTCTAATAATGATATACGCTTTTCAATAACTTTGTTAACGTCTTGATTAACACTCAATTCAGTCCCTAAAATCCCATTTATCTGGGCTAAAATTCTTTTCTTATCTGATAATGTGACATTGGTCTTATTGTATTCCTCTTGCAGAGCGCGAATCTTGATTACTTCAGGAGTTTTTGAGGGAACATCATTCATTCGTTTCTGATATTCATCGAATAACCCTTTTATACGCTTTGACTCCCGATAGGCATTATACAATTTAGCGACTACAGCCCCAATGACCGTCAATATAGCCGTAGGAGCCATGGATATCAGGGTTGCCCTAATCGACATGGCGGCCTTAGAGAACGCCATTTTAATGGAGGCAGAAGTTCTCTGTGCTTTCCACGCTATTTCATTGAATTTTTGGCCGGCATCTTTAGCCGCCCGGCGTGCAGCGGATTTAGCAGCCAACTCAGCCCGGGATATCGACAGAAGTATTTTATTCACCAACCGGCTTGTTACCATAACCATGATGGCGGCAACCGTATAGGTAATTACCGATCTTATATTGTCAGCCGCCACCTTTACCGCGTTCGTTAGCCAATCGATCAAGGCTTTATATTTGCTCTGTACTTCCGTTCCATTCACGAATTCAGTGAATGCATTCTTAAGCCGGTTCACGGAAGTTTCCAAATTATCCGTATCTACGTTGGGAATCATCTTGTCAAGAGCCTCAGCAAACTTAGGAAGAATATCTTTACTCATTAATTTGCCCTGCTTTAACAACTTGTCAAGCCCCCCTACCGATACCCCTGCGGCTTTTGCCATAGCTTGCAGAGCGATAGGTAGGCGCTCTCCCATTTGTAAACGAAGCTCCTCTGAACTAACCTTTCCCTTGGACATCATTTGAGATAATGCCAGAAAGACGCCGTTGCTATCTTCCGCACTCATCCCAAATGCGGTTACTGCACGGGACACAGACTCAAATATTTTCCGCTGATCCATCATAGACATGCCCGATATGGAAGCGGCAGCCGTAAACTTAGCGTAATTCCCGGTCAACGCGTTGATCTCAATACCATATTTCTTCGCCATGTCCAGCAAAAAACGCTGGTTATCGGCTAACTGGGCCATGCTACCGGATACATTCTTCAAAGCAGTGGTAACCCGGCTGGTTTCCCTGGCAACATCGATCAGACGGGATACAAAGTTGCTCAACCCCAATCCACCGGCACCCAGTGCCGCCGCAAAAGTTAAGACCTGCATCTGCATCACTCTTAGACCGTTTTTAACGGAATTCGTACCTCTCTTGAAGTTTTCAGTCAGGAGGTTTATCGCAATCGAAAATGATAATCTACCTGCCATACTATTTATTTATTAGTTTCTTACCCTCTTTCATAAACTGTTCGAAGCGGTCTATATCTTCATTTATTGCTCTTTCCGCTTCCCTGGCCGCCTCTACTTCCTCCCATGGGAATGTTATCAGGTCCATAGCCCCGTTTTTCATCTTCTTGGAATCAATATGCGGCAACATGGTAAAGAATGTCCATAACCGGCTGGCTTCCATCTCTTCTTTACGTTTACGTTCATAGGCTTCAATATACATGGGCAAATCACACAACTCCATTTCCTCCAATGCATATGTAGCATCCAGACCGGACATGATAAGCGTTGACACGATATTGCCTATCATCCCCGGAGTGGTATCGGAATTGATCTTATCTGTACCAGCTCGTTTATTTTGAAACTGGGCCAATACAGACATCCTATTTTCCAAAGACAATACCATCTCACGAACCAATTTCCGGTTGGATAGTGTCTTTTTAAAAACATCAAACGTATATACTTCTCCTTTAGCAACTATTGTGGAGGTATATAACAATGCGTTTACATCCTCTTTATCTGAATAGTCCATTAAAGAAAATGATTTACCCCTGAGTTGTTCCCAGCGGATAACAGCCTTTATTGTCAATCTTGCTTCCATCCAATTTATTAATTAAAAAGGCGGCCATCTACGGACCGCCTTCGATATTCATCATTATTGTATTTCTTATCCTCCCACCCCGACAGGCTCAACCGGGGCAAGGGCGCCAATTCCCTTAAAAGAAGCACTGCATGAAACAATCTGTCCATTATCTGATTTAATGGATAAGGACGTGATAATTACTTTACCCGTATAGTTCTTTTGCTTTGTATCCTTAGTGAAAGTTCCACCGAAATTATCCTTATCGGTAGATGCAGAGCTTCCCAAGAAAAAGTCAAGTACCTCACCTGTTATCTGCTTACTCAAAAGAGTGTCAAAGCTCATTGCACCTTCTTTTCGGGTTAACAATGATTCACTTGACAGGGTAAAGCTCTTTTTCCCAGGAAGCGAACCGGCCCAGTCCCCCATCATTTTATTAGAAATATCAATCTCTTCTGTTGAAACATCCAACCCGCAGCTGGAAGCAAAAGCAATAGGTTCATCACCGATGAAAAGCATAAGCTCCCCCCGATAAATGTCTTTGCTGGAATCTAATTTTGTTGCCATTGTTTTTAAAATTTTAGTTTTACGTTTCATATCAATCAATTGAAAACTGCAAGACTTGGAAATATTTTCCGGATTCATAATCCTCTGTAGAATCTTCCATCCTGATTTTCATTACCGGATCTACAAAATCCCCCTCCAAAGCATCATAGATAAGACTTGCCAATTCCTGGGAGCGGGTGTAATTATCACTCACGGCAGTTACGAATATGGTCGGAACCTGACGGGCAACTCCCATCTTGGTGTACTCCTGCTTGAATCCATCCCGTTGATATATAATAAAATCCCCCTCGGTTCCATTCGGGGCAACCAACGGAAATATTTTATCACCTACCATTGTCTTGATACCCAAAGAATCCTGCAAGATAGCCCGTACCTCTGTTGTTACTTTAAACTTGTTCATATTAGTATCTATTGTTGCCGCATCATTATCCGGGTAACCGCTCGCTGAACTGTAGCCATCATCATATCCATACCTTTCTTCCAGTCCTGATCGGCAGTATCACTCCAAAAGCGATTAGCAGGCATGATACCGGAAGTTCCCGTAATCGGGTGAGGGCGCTTCACCGTCCCTCTGTCTACCAAATGTGCGTGATGTCCTCTGTAATTGAAGCCGACCACAGCGCCAAGACTACGGCGTTTCACCCGCACGGCAAAAGCATTGTATAAATTATGAGCCGCCAACGCTTTGCGCCCCTCTTTGGTCAAACGACCTTTTTTATAGCTACGCTCTGATAAGCGTTTCCTACCCCTACGGGCAAAGAAGCCGCCGGCGCTTCTGAGCCCTGCCCTTATCGCTTTATCTTTATCAATATCCCCCAATTCAGAAACCGCCATCTCTATTTGAGACAGGGAGGAAACAGTCAACTCAAAAGCTTTGCCTCTACCCGCCATTCTGGCATCTACGTATTTCCCATATATGTAATCGTGGATATGTCTACTAAAAAGATCACTCATATATTCAGTTTTTCAAGTGTGATTACAAGCGTGTTATCTCTTTGTGGATCAATCATCTTTATCGCATATTCCACTCCCCGATAAACAACCCTCTGGTTTTCTTTAATCGCCGGATAATTCCGAACCTGAAATACTATAATACTACCGATAAATTGCTCCATGGCATTCACTCCGCTCTTGTCTGCAACAGCAGACATCTTCCGGCGCGAAGCCTTGCAAGTCAACACCGTTTCATATCTATTGGATACAAAACCGTTCAGGTCCTGGCTTTTCACCTCTTCCCTGAATTCCAGAATCTCACGTAACAGTCCCGCTTTCATTTGGAGTAATCAATGTATGGTTGTAATAAATAGTCCAGCAAACCGACTTTGTCCCGCGCCCGTTCCGCGACAAAGTTGACTTCCCGATCCCGAAACAAACCTCCGGCAACAAGAAGGATAGCTGAGAGAATAGGGTCGGGCAACTTCCCTTCACTATCCTCCAGCGTATCTAGCTCCCGACGTATGTGATTAGCTACAGCCCCCTCAGCGGCGGCAACATATACGCCAATGATACTATCATCATCGGTGTATTCTGCCTCGATGTAAAGGTGCTTCTTCGCCAAATCTAACGATACGTACTTCATGGCTTACTTCATTGAGGCAATGGAGAATGACTCAGGGCGGATCATGCCCATATTCCAATAAGAATTAATCACCAAGCGTACAACTCCCTCCAACATGCGGGAATACGGATCCACTTTGATTTCCAACGCTCCCCACTGACCTATAAAGTAGTCGTTCCAGTTACCAAAAACAATGCCGAATTCATCTTTAGCGGTCTGCAAGCCTTTAGGCAGGTTATTGGTGCGAAGCGCTTTATATCCGTTAAGAGTACCTTCACCCTTATCGCCAAAAATGAAGCCTCCGGCACCGGAAGCATCTTTCACTTTAGTTTTGGCCTTACCTACCAAAGACGGGTGCATAATGTAAGCCAAATTACCAAAGAGTGCATTGTTGATATCCGCATCGGTTTCCAACTCCACAATTTTAGCCCAATCCATGACACCGTTAATGGCCGGCACTGTCTGAAACAGCCCGTCGGGCGTATTATCATTGTGAGCGTGCGTACCAAATGCGGTTTGCTCAACCTTCTGCGCAATAGCAGCAGCCAACGTTTGTCGAATAATTGCCTCAACCGAAGTATTTTCCTGGACAAGCAACTGCTCGGAGATATCAACATAAGCCGTCAGTCTCTTAGGTTTATAGGCGTCACCTTTGCTAAATTGCCCGGCACCGTCTTTGGCTTTAGCGTTTTCACCCTCCCAGAAAACATTGGAACCACTATACTTCGGCCAATAAATATCCCCCTGTAAACCGGTCATAAATCTGGCTCCCGCCTGAGCCAAGACCAAAGAGGATTGAAGCGGCAGCAACAATTCCTGCTGCTCCTGATCAATGACTACTCCCGTAGCCGATTCGGTTGCCGCCGTAAACATTGCCCGCTTCTCCAAGCTCATCGGGATTACCAATGAATTTTGAGATGACCTCGTTACCCCTGCGCTATTATGCAGGCGCGTTGCCGCCTCAATAACGGAAGCATCCGCATCATGCTGTCCCTGTCCGGAAATATAGTTGGCCAATGAACGACGGAGAGAAAAGCGTTCCTGACCGGGTTCTACATGGGGAGTCCCTTTACCTCTGTTCTCGGCCTCCTTGGTTGCAATCTCCATATTAATGTCAGCCATCCGGCACTGGATCTCTCCAAGTTCCGTATTTTCGCCCTCGTTTAACATGCGTTTTTCGGCTCTCGCACCATCAGTTATCGCTTTAGCACGGATAGAAAGCTGGGTTCTTTCGTCTTTTAAATCTGTAATTGATTTTTCTCTTGGCATAATCGTTAAATTAATTATTAAATAATTTTTCTATATTCTCGTAATATTCATCCAACTCTCCGGATTTTCTCTGTTCTTCCTGTTTACGAAAATCTTCTTCGGCCTGCTCCTTGCCTCTCATATAAACCGATGTTTTGCTATATGCGGCATTATATACAGGCGCGACATCATATAAATGATCTATTTTCAATATTGTCCGCTTCCATGTTCCATCACTTTTCTTTTCCCAAGTCTCTTCCTCTACATCAAAGCAAAAAGAACTCTCGGCGATCTCGCCTCTCCGGATATTTTCCATCAGCTCATCTCCGAGCCCAGTCTTTGGAGCCTCAAAACGGTATCTCAATCCCTTGCTATCAATAGATAATGTCAACGAGCCGGTCCCCCGATTGCATCGGGCAAGAATCCCCCGACTTTGGTCATGGTTTAGCAACGCAAATACATCACTTTTCTCAATAACACCATCCAGAGCTCCATGCTCAATCACCTCTTCAAAACTTAAACCGTCCGAAGACACGCCAAAAAGCAAAGCATACCCTTCAACGGTGCGCTTTTCTTCGTCTGACACCACTTGATAGGCAGTATTTCTTATTTCTCTCTTTTCATCCATAATCAATCCTTTTCTTCATTAACCACAGAACTGTCGGACAACTTGGAATTTTTATCTATGACAGGGTCGGCTACCGCACGATCTAATGTTTGTGTATTGACTTGCACAAAGGCTTTATCTCCATTTTCTAATCGGGGCAAATTATTCTCCCGGCGAATTTCATTGGGTGTCATCCCTGCAACATAAAACATATCCTTTGCATATGCGGCCTGCGCCTTTTTGTCTGTACGCAAAATTGCCGATGTATCAAATTCAGCCAATATCCGGCCACGTTCGGATTTAAGAAAAACTTTCCGATTGATCTCCTGCTCAATCTTGGTAATGACAGCCAGCACCGTATCCGTCAGGTATTGAAGCTGCGTAGCCTCAACAGTGGAGTAGCTCGATTTAGACAGGTCAAAAGCCTTAACAGGAGAGACGGAGAAAAAACGGCATAAATCCACCACATTAAACTCCCTGGACTCCAATAGTTGCGAATCCTTGGGACTGATAGTGATCGGCTGGTACTTCATATTCCCTTCAAGCACAGCAATGCCATTGGGTTTCCCCCCTACAGAAGAAGTACGATTTTCCCAAGTTTCATAGATCTGGTCTTTTTGTTTTTTATCCAAGCGACCCTCAAATGCCAAGATACCCGCCACGTTACCGCCACCCTTAAAGAATCCTGCGGCATGCGCCTCACTGTCAGAGGCGATACCCAGCGTTTGCCGGGCATGGGTCAGCGTAGACACCCCAATGATTCCGTCATAAGAAAAGTTCAATACATGAATCATATCCTTAGGCTGTACCAGATCCTTAAACCCTGTAATCCTGTAACGTTTTCTACGAATGCCTTTCGCATCTACTATCCATTCTATACCTACTTGGGAAGAAGGAACATAGATTAGTTGTAAATCCGTCCCATCCCTTTCGATATAGGCATAACCGTTACCTGTTAAAAGGACTGAGGCCATCAATGTTTTAAAGAAGACGTACCTGGTCATGTCTTCATTAGGCTCTGTATTCAGAACATAGTAAGCCGGATGCCATTTACACTCCTTCTTAAAACCTTCTTCATCCAATTGATAGGTTTTTAATGGCAAGACAGCCACACTGTCAGAAATCAAGTCCACACACCGATAAACAGTAGAAAGCAACATTGGCTTATCACGGCTCAACAACAGCGATCTTCCACCGGAACTCCAAGCAGCTATATTAGATACCTCCTGTTTGGACGCTTTTCTAATCTCAATATTTAGAATTGGTATTTTCATTGTTTTCCTTTTACCATCTAACCAGAAAATTGTCCGACAGTTAATAGAATTCCCCGTACCGCGGAGACATCAGATAAATGCCAAGGGCTTCCAGCTTGGCTATTACTCCGTCTATTTTCTTCTCTTCAAACTGCTTCGACGGTTTGGTATTTCCATTCCGATCCCGTGCCATAATCACATTGCGGAAACAATGCCGGTTAATGACATTGTTGTCAATCACTGCCCGTCCGGATAATAGCAAGCGCTCCATTTCCTTTGTGGGACGGTTAAAGTTTCCCAATGCTTGGGAAAACTCCTCCATCGGCAACCCCTGATCTGTGGCGTTGATAACAAACTGTGTTGCGTTCCATGCATCATAAGCCACTTTTTGAATGAAAACAATCTCCCGGATACGCATCAGGTCATTGAGTATATAATCATAGTCCGTTACATTGCCCGGCGTAATGGTAATCAATCCCTGCCTACGCCAATCGCCATACAAATCCTTAAATCGTTTTTCTTGTAGCGCCGCCTCTGGAAGATAATACAGGGTTTTAAAGTAATATTTGTCCTGAGTCGGAAACATAAAACTCATACAGGTGAGATCACTCGTACTTGATAAGTCAATACCTGCATAGCAATCCATGTCCCGGAATTGCTCGAAATCAAGATTGGCAGAAGCGTTAAGGATGTAGTGATCCGGTATCCAAACAGTTTCCGCATCACACCACATATTGATATTCTTCGTTTTGATTCCAACTTCTTCTGAAGGAGAATTTATTGCCTTTTGAACCTGTTCCCTCAAATATTTAGGCTTTACTGTGACCCCTAAATTAGGATTACTCTTGCCCCACACTTTTTCATTTTTCCAATCATCCCCTTCATCTAAAGCATAAATCAAAGCAAAAAGGGTATCATCTTCTTTCAAGCCCTTCAACACTTCCGTACACATTTCACGAAACTGGTAGCATGGACCCAATTTATCAAAACCGGCGGTAGTGATAATGATACTCATCGGATCATCACGCATACCCTGCCCGGATTGGAGTACATCTTTCAAACCTGAATTTTTAGCCGCATGGTATTCATCAAGTAAAAACATAGACGGATTAGGGCCATCTAATTTGCTGGAATCAGCGGCAAGCACTTTCAAAAACGACAATGTTTTATCGAAGTTTATTTGATCGCGGAAAGACACAAGATACCGATGCTTAGGATCAAGCCCGGATACAAAGTTACGGCACATTGTAAAACTAACCTTTGCCTGATCTTTACTGTTAGCCGCCAAGTAGACTTCCGCAGCCGACTCGCCATCGGCGATAAGATGATATAGACAAAGTGCAGCCGCAAAAGCCGACTTGCCATTTTTACGGGCCATCTCAATGTATACAGATGAAACCAACCTGCACCAAGAGCCATCCTCATCTTTTTTATAGAATCCGTAGATACTTGCTACTGCAAACTCTTGCCAAGGCAGTAACGTAAACGATTTTCCGGCATGACGACCGGTGTAATGCCTCAACAAAGAAATAAATTCAATAGCATAATCCGCCCGATTCTCTCTAAAATCTATATCATCCCGTTCAAAAAGAACATAAAACCGTTCGACGGCCTGCTTAATAAACTCTCCCACTACAATCTTGCCATCTCTAACATCAGCGGCATATTGATAGTATCCTTTCATCGTCTCTCACGGGCCCCTTTCTTTAAAAATTGGTCTAAAGGAGAATCATTTTTATCTTCTGATTTCATAGCCTTAATATTTCCACGGCTTTTAATAGTCAAACCATACTCTGTCATGATTTTCATTACCTGAGCATAGTTTTTAGTGGCAATATTTTGAGCCGGATTAGCTGCTTTTTCGTATTTTATCTCAATAACGGGCCCTTCTTTAAGCAGGATATCAGTTGCCTGCATATACATCTCGTAGCTGGTTGCAAGCATTCTAATAGCTCCGAGATCAATATTCTGAATAGCTTTTCTAGCATTTAGCTCTTTTACCACATCCTTTATAAACTTCTGTGTTTCATCGGATAAATTATCGGGCATTACAAATTTCACCATATTCTGTTTTTTATAATAACCACATGAATGTCCGACAAATAAAACGTTAATGCTTTAACAAATTCAAAATTTGAAAAAATTCCGTGCGTGTGAAGAAGGGTTGGGCGAGGTTTCGGAAGTCGATTTGCTCAAAATTCAACCCCATACCCGTGGAACAATATTAATTCGATTTAACACATTGTTTCACGAAAACACTGCCGTGGAACATAGCAGACTGCGTTTTAACATATAGTTCCACGAAAAGTAGAACAAAAAAGCCCCACCTTTACAGATGGGGCCACAAACTATTGCTTGGTTATCGTCAAAAAACAAAAGCAGCAGCTTGACTTATCTTCTTACCTATATCGGTCAATGCACCGGCCAAGGTTTTTAACTCAGCATCATTAAACCGAATGGGCTTCCCGTTGACAATACTTCCATTTAAACGTTGGTAAAACCACTGGGGAGACCTCTTAAAATATGTTTTGGCTAATGCTGAAACAGAGATAAACGGCAACACCGATTCCAACTTCTCTCTTAGTAATATTTCATCCGCTTCTTTGTTGGTGTCCTTGATGCATTCTATCAAACCTTCCGCAAACTGATCCATATCTTGATCCGCCAAAGCTTTCATCTCTTTGTCTACTGCCTCAATCTCCGCTTCGGTATTAGCATTGGCAAAGCGTTCCTTTAGTCTTTCTATATCTGTCTTCATAACTTCTTTATTTAGCCTCCCTGTCTTTCAAGGGAGGCGGTTGACAACTTACATTTCCTTTAACTTTTTCGTTAATAACTCGATTTGATAATCAAGCTCTTGTTTATAATGCCCTCTGTCCTGTAGCTCTTTGTAGTAGCGAAGGTAGAACAGCAAATCCTTCTCTAACTTTATCCGTTCTTTACTTACCGGTTTTTCTCCCATATTGCTTTTGTTTTTTGACACTACAAATATAATAACATTATTGTTATTAAGCAAATATTCCAATAACTTTTTTGTTATTATTTTGAGTTATGTATATTCTGATGGCATTGCTTACAAAGGCTCATTAAGTTGTCATAATCGTATGCTAATGATTTACGCTGTAAAGGATCATTCGTAGTCATGAATGATACGATATGATGAACATCCTCAGCCGGTGTAGCCAATCCCTTTTGCCAGCATACCTCACATAGAGGGTTATTCACCATCTTCCATGCTCGAAGCTTGCGCCATCGCTCTGAATTATATATCTTACGACGGGTATCATCATACATATTATTGCTCTTCTGTTCCCTCTTTTTGGGTTTGTAAATAGTCGGCATATGGTATTTCTCTTAATTGTTTAGAATCTTGAATTATCTGAAATGCTATCATTTTGTAACGATAGCAAAAGTGTTTTATAATATCCTCTTCCGATTCTAACAGGCTGGCCTCAACATCTTGAATGACATAAAGCACCGTGTCCTGAAAGATATCCTCACGAGATAGTGAGCCATGAAACGTATCGAATTCGACACAACAAAGCGATCGAAGCTTAAGATAATTCTTTCCGATTGCTTCGGCCACCTTAGGATAATAACTATTTCGCTTGTACCTGTTTCTCATTTAGAATCAGATTACCGGAATCATCCGTTATTTCCCTCAAACTGCGCGCAACCATGCTCCTGATTACAACTGACATATTGACTCCCATTTTCTCAGATACATCTTTCAATAGCATCCAAGTATGTTCATCAAATCGGACTGACCTTCTTTTGTTTCCCATTCCAATACGACTTATTAATCCTCTAAAACATATCAATAATTATAATTCGCCCGCTTAGGCTGATCAAGCCGGCGGCTATCCGTCAGCCGTGACAACTCTTCCTCCTTCCGGTGTATAGAAACCGTCAGGTTATTACGGATATCCGAAAGACGCAGCCACTCTTCCAAGGGAGTGTCTTTAGCTCCCAGCTTTTCATTGATCCGGTCTAACTCTTCACTGCTGCGATTAATTTGACTACGAATACACAGTATCCGATCCTGCCTGGTTTGAAATCCACCCAGACCATTACTATCTATCGTTGTTTCCATTGCTGTATTGTCACTAATTAAACTTTGGGATATACATCCATAAGTCATTATCGGATACATCACAACAGTAATCATCCGCATCTGCTGTGTCCCACACATGGTAATGTTTGTTGTAAACCAATATTTCGGGTTCATAATGTCCTTTGGCGGAAGCTATGACTAACACTGGTTCGCTCTGCTCTGATATATCATCCTCGTCCACAAATGGAAGCCGGTCTTTAGCCTTTATCCACGGAGATTGCTCTGCCTGCCAATTTGCGCCTTGCACAAAACCTACTTGAAAGGTATCTTTAACGCTGTAACCGTGGTTATCTTCCATTCCCCACGCTTCACACATTTCTTTTGCTCTTTCTTGAACCGTCTGTTTCATATTCATATCAATTATAGCTATTAGTTGCTGTCCATATTAATAAAATCGATCTCGTTTACAGCCTTTAGAACTCTTAGAATGTCTTCTTGAAAATCTATAACCTGTTGATCACGAATTTTCTTCTTTATTTCAATCAAGGAAAGTTCCTGTATTCTTATCAGAGCCGGAATATCGTATACCAACTCAATCATTATTTCTTTCTTTTTCTTCATATCTTTTTATGTTATTGGTTAATATTCTCCGTCCGATGCACTCTTACTTCATTGTACCAGTTCCCTTTATATTCGCGGGCTTCAACGGTAAAGTTAACTCTGATCTTGTCTCCTACTTTGGGAGGGTTCTCAACAGGACCATCAAAACTGCAAACGGAAAAGCGCATCTTGCTGTGATAACGTTCGCTGGTTTCCATGATGTACTCTCTCTTCTCCCAGTCTTTACCATCCCTGGTAACTCCACCGGTGGATGGCAGCTCCACCAAAATTTTGCCTTCTGCTTCACATTTCATATATTCAGTTTTTAAATTATAATTTATCAGCCCTTATAAGTCGGTTCCCGACAACCCTGCGGGCTGTATAGGACAAGTTGCCGAAAAGTGTTAAATTTTAGATTTTAAAAACGTAATCACTTAATTTTCAACATTTTAATTGCGCACCATAAGGTGCTTTTTGTATTTACATATAAAATACTGATTTTCAATATGTTATATTTTTCTGCAAATGGGCGTAAATATCCCTGTCTGGTAGCCTGATAAAAGTTTGTCCTTAAATTCACGCTCCATGTCACCGATTTCCTCCACGTACTTCTCACGCTCTTCCGGCCAGCTACGGGCAAAATTGCGTATAGTCTCCCATTGCTTTTTAGTCAGCTTACCCGAAAGATAAAGCTTCTTGTAACGCTCCTTGTACCGGGTAACTCCTATCCGGTATATCTCCCTGGCCCTTTCAAGCTGGGACACCTTTACGCCCTTGGCCGCAGACAGTTCTCTGGTAAAGCATATTTCTGACCAGTCCTTATAGAATATACGGCCGATCCTCGACAAGAAGAGGTTGTCCGTTAGCTCCATCAATGAAACAGACTGGTGCTTGTATATCGTTTCGATACGAAGAATGTTAGCCCCGACATTCCGTCCTTTCTCCCCGGCCTCAAAGCTCTTATCATAGACCTTCAGGATCTTCCGGAAATACTTGCTTTTCTCCGTTGTCTGTTGCTTGAACGCCGAATAGTTGGCATCGTTCCAAAGGAGCTTTCCTGAGACTTCATACATCTGTTTTATGTAAGAATCGGCAGGAAGGGACATCTTCATTGTGATACCTATCTCGTAATACGTTACCACGGCATTCTCAATACGGACACATAGCCTCAACAGCAGCTCTTTGATTGTCCTTACAGCCATTGCGAAAGTTATCGGGCGGCTGTTATCCAGTTTCCCGGTCTTTCCCTTGGAATAGAGCTTGCAAATGGAACACGTACACCGTAACCTGTTACCGCGAATCTCGATGAAACAACCGTCAAAGTTGGCGTAAGCGGTAGACTTGTAATAGACTTCATCACCCTCCGTGCACTCCTCCAAATAGTTTCGTAAGACGATCGTCTCAATATCCGCCGTATCAATCGTTGCCTTTATGGTTATCTTGTCGAACATCTCTTCTTCTCTATAAAATACATACACATTCTAAGACCGGTTGATCGGGCGCAGTCATGTATCGGGCAATACACCATGAAATTCTCAACCGGGCCGGCGCGTCTGCATTGCCGGCAATCACACTTTACCTTCTGCCTGATTTCCTCTTCTTTTCCCTTATTCTTATTCATCGCCTTGCTTTTTGATAGGTTGATGCTTTCAAAGACTTACACCTTCTGCATTCAGAACTGAAGGTGGAATAGACCTTCTCTCCCCGATTTAAAGTTCTGGGGTAAAAACGGTGAAGATAGTACCACTCGCCACAGATGGAACACCGTTTCATTAAACGACCGTCGGGGGAAGTACGGTAATTGTTTCTTTCCCGTCGATGGACCAACCGGCAATTTATACACTCTTCGTCCGTAAGTTTATACCGCCTGCAATGGGATAAAGACTTCTTTCCGCATTTGGCGAATGCCTTGCAATCAATACGCGGGATGGTTTGGGGAATATTCATAAGCTGAGCGTTTTAAGCCTCCCATTCCGGGGGAATCCGAATCCCGGGGAGAAGTCCCCGGGGAGTGGTTTGCAAAATATAAAACTTAACCGGGGCACACTCCCGACGGCATCCTTTGGTACCGGCATTGGTTATTGTTTAACATGTTTCCTGCATTTAAGCAGGACTCCTTTCATGATGCAAGTTTTTGTTTGATCAACCTTGTGTTCTTTTTCACAAGCCCTATGATCCGGTCATGGTATTCAGTGTTCTGGTTACAGGCTCCTCGAGACTGTACGACATTTAAGGTTTTCAAGTCAACCTCAATTGTCTCGATACGCTTGTCACCAATGCGGGCGGAGAGAATAAGGGATTCAGGCTTCAGGTAATAATTATTCGTAAATACGCAGTGATGAAGTGCATCTCCTTCCTCCATGACTTCCCGAACACTTTCAAGTACCCTCACTTCAATAAACCCGTCAGTAAATCGCAACCCAAAAAACTTAGCTTTGAGGGCTTTGAATTTAGCTTCGTCTTCAATTGCCCTCTTTCGTTTACGTTCAGCTTCTTCTTTTTCCTGAAGTTGCCGTTTCTTAATGACCAACTTATCGTGTTCTTTCTTAAGATTATCCGGGCAAACATAGTGTGCATTATGCAGGTCTTTGTGGAAGTACCGAAGCAAATCAAGATAATCAAACCATATTTTCACATCCTTTATCCTGTATTTGTTTCTTAGGCATATCTTTATGGACGGCCAATAACGCTCAATCTTATATTTTTCATTTGAAGCATACCCTAATAGTTCGTACCTCCTTGCCTTTAGCAATGTTTCCATTTTCGGGTTATCAGGAATCATGTTAATAGCTTCCAGTGGCGTAAGCCCTTGCAATCTGTGGTCTATACCGTAGCGTCCTATATCCGGACGGAACTCAGAATCAGGATGCAGCCTGGAAGGATAAATATCATACCTGACACCGGAAGAATAGTAACCACGTCTATGTTCAACACGTATCTCCATATCTCCGCCCCAGGAATCACAATACCAATTCACAGTGTGATTCAATGCGACAACCGTATTCTTTCCATCTTGCCGTATCCAGTGTTGGAGTACCTCATTAATAAAGTATTTTGGAACCGCACCGGCTTTATAGTACGCCCGAATCTCAAAATTCCGAATTACCTGAAACTCCCCATGAATTTCAGCGATCGCAACATACCTGCTCTGTTTGTCTGTAGTGCATCTTGATTGCTCTACTTTCAACTTTGCCCCACAGTGAGGGCATACAGCCAGTTTACGCCTGACAATATCCGGGGAGAACCTCTGGCCGCAGTCCATGCAAACAACCCGTGATTTAGTCGCAAAGCCTTTATGTTCCAAGCAGTCCGTTTTAGCCCATGCAAGCATATAGCTATCAATATCAGGAAGACACCTGCTTTGCTCCAATACCTGAACTTGTAACTTGGTCCTTGGTTTCATAATTTAGAATAATGACATCTGTTGAACTTCTATTATCTCTTTCTTTGCCCGTGTAGGCTTTTTCTTGAGCAAGGCATACTGTTCCTCTTCCAAGCGTCTTAATGCCGCTTCACGGGCTTTCTCCTTATCCTCCTCGGTAAGTACCGTAGAGGCAGACAACCCGCTGACTGAGGATCCGGTATTTGCGGGTATCTTCTCTACTTTGATATTATCCTCATCGTAATAGTGAACCGCCATGCCGAATACCTCTGCATCAAAGATGGCAACCGCGTTGCCCCGCTTTTTCGCTTCTCCCAAGATATAGCTGCAGCATTCATCAATATTCTTGTTTTCTTTGTTATAAGCCTTGGCAAAGAGTTCGTCCGCCTTGGCACGCTCATCAAGATAAGACTTGATGGCGGCTTGAAATGAATTGTCTTTCATAATTGCTCTATCGTTACCAGTATTGTTTAAATCCTGAGTTTTATATTCATTTTTTGATATTAAGAGAGTTATACAAATAGCGATTGCTGAATACGTGATAATATCAATTTATTAGCATCAGCAAAGAACTGCTTCTTAATCTCGAACCCGTAAGCTTTTCGTCCCAATTGGGCGGCAGCCAATAAAGTAGAACCACTACCGGCACACGGATCTATGACTACATCACCCTTGTCGGTGAATATTTCTATCAATCTACGAAGTAACGGCACCGGCTTTTGCGTTGGGTGCACCTTGGGAGTCTCACCGTCCCGCACCCAGTCGAAGCAATTGAATATCATCCGTCCGTCATTGTTGAACTTAGGGAGTTTGTCTCTATATAAAAGCAAACCATACTCACAGTTACCGACAATCTTCATGTTTGCCTTTAAGACTTGTGCGGAGAAGTCTTTTCTAAACACAAGGTTTATGTAATTATTCAGCCCGTAACGTTTCCCGAGTTCAATGTATCTGAACTGATCTTCAAATTCACAGAAGATAATCATACAGGGAGCCTTACCCTTCTCCTTCGGTTCTTTCATCAACATTTGGCTACAGAAGTGCATAAACTCTGCAGGTCTGAAGTCCTTATCTGTATCAAAGAACTCTTTGCCGGCCAGATCGCTTTCGCCATTCTTGTTATCGCCATCGACATACCAGGAAGGATTGGAGGCGTAGGCGTTGTTTCCAAGATTGTAGGGTACATCTGCAATGATTAATTGTGCTTTGGGAATCCCGTAAACTTTATAATTCTGGAAATGATTATTAAATAATTCGATATCTTTCATTACTCAACCTCCTTTTTAGGTTCCCAATCGCCCGACACCTTGGCCCACTCCCTGAATGACTTGTCGAAGCCATCCAAATCGCCAAACATATCCATCTTGGATTTATCCGTAGTTACAAGTGTGGCGAACTCTCTGAAATAGCGGTCAGCACATTTCACAAAGTCATTATGCAGCTTCTTCAGATTTCCAAGTAACAGACCCTTGGCCAACATGACATCGGATGCTTCCTCTATCAGGCTGTTTGCCTCGCAATTCAACAGATGCGCGGCTGAGAGGAGCATGTTCATTCTGTCTATACTGCCATCTTTTACGGCTGTTTCAATTAATTGTTTCTTTGGTTTCATAATCATATTTTCTTTGTTGATTTCCTGCATCTAAGCAGGGTTGATTTTATGATGATCGCCCTATCTGTCAAGATGGTGGATTCATCCGAACGATGCAGCAATGTGCGCTTCTTAATTCCTATGTCGTTTTCATCCAGATGCTCAAAAATGGCACTGAGAGAACCGAAGTAGTAGTTCTTCTTTTTGAAGATCAAATACACATGTATCACTTTCATATTTTCAAAAGTTCCATATATGTCATATTTGGCGTATCTGCTTCTCTTCCTTCAGACGTTTAACCTCGCCCTGATAATACTTGATCATGGCACTGTACTCAAAATCGGAGATCTTATTTGTCTGATTCTTCATGGATTCAAGCAACAGAACCGCAGGTTCACCGTATTTCAATATCAGACCACGGCGATAACCCTGCATGTTGCCTTCATCGAAACGATTGCACGATCGGCATTGGGCATTGCAGTTCTTTTCACTGAATCGGGTGGACATGTGCTGCCTGTTTATGTAATGCCCGCAATCCGCCTGATCCAGAGGCAAAATCCTCCCACAGGAGATGCACTGAAATGTCCCGTCTTTCCTGGCGTCACGTAAACGGATAAAGCGGCTGAACACAGTATCCAACTTGTTCTTCAGATTAGGAGACTTCTTCTTTAAATCAGTCGTTTTCTTTTTCCACATCATACCTTTGAGTTATTAAGCGGTATTGTTCGTCACTTCGAAAGCGAATGGCGTTTTCGTACCAGACATCATTGGCGGCCTGATACGCCTGTACACCGTTTATACGGTCTTCATCTATCAGTCGGGCAATAATGGCGGAACCTCTATAGGCGGTATCCCAAAACAAAGCTAAATCACCGATCCTGGGAGTCTGCTCTATATGGTCCGTTTCCTGACAGAAGAAATCTGAAAGATTCTCCGGTTCAAATGTGATTATTAACCTATTGTCTACAGCCTCAACAGAGGCATGCCGACATTCGGGGGGAATACTAAAGTTTTGTATCTTCATCTTATTGATTCAGTTCTATTCTGTTATACGTTAATCAAAACCATAAAATTGACCATGCTTATTGAAGCCGGGAACTTCTTTTATTGTAGGACGTTTTTCTGAATGTTGCGCTTTCTCTCGCAAATCGAGAGAAAGTTCGTTAGCTTCTAAAACCATTTTAACCCCTGTTTCTACAATTCTTCTGTTTTCACATTCCTTACAATGTGGACTATTGCAATTACATTTAATCTTGTTCATATCTATTTAGTTATGGGTTAATATTAATTCCATACTCATTTTTATCTTCCTGAGAAGCATTATACCAGTTTTCACCAGTAGCTATACCTGCTATACCTTCTCCTGTTAAATCTTCTCTCTTTTCCAATTTGTCTATCACAATTCGTATAGTAGGGTATGTTCCTGTATAGATAGTTGGAACAGTTCTTACGGCTTGCACCTGAAATAGATTAGGTATATCTACTCCAAATAAATCATCTGGCACAACAGCCATTAAAATCATCTTTCCACCTGGAGCTTTTTGCCCTATCATATTGAAATATTCGTTTTTCATAATCACCTCCTTAAAATAAATTATTAGTCAATTACTATTTCTTCAATCATAGATAGAGGAACGCCTACACAAGTTGAATAGGTAGTGATTCCATTTCCTTCTTTTAATCGTTTCTGAATTTCTTCCTCACTGTAAGGCTTTTCAATAGAGCAATGCGTTCTGTCATATTCTTGCACTTCTTCGCTTTCGGATTCTCTAATATCGTAAGGTCTGTATAAAATTACATCGCCTTCCTTTGCAGCAAGCATAACTATCCCATTTATGGGATGTTTAACGATTCCAATTTTACCTTTATACCCATGATTTTTAATTAGGTTAATATGATCTTTAATATCCATGTTTAGCTCTTTTCTGTTATGTTAAGAGTCATACGGAATCCATTTAGATTCCGTATGACAGCTCTTTTATTTAGCTATCTTCAAAAACTCAGGAGCAATTCCATAAAGCGGCGTTTTCCCATCCCACCGGTCAATGAACTGCTTATAAAGAATCTCTTTCGTTAATCCCCTTGACCGGATAATAGCCTGCTCGGTTTTCAGTTGTTCGAGTTCATTAAGCTTTTTCTGCTCCTCAATCTGCTGGTCTAAAACCGAAATATTAGTGTTTACCTCATTTCGGCTATCAATCTTTTCCTTAACCTTATCTGAAAATTCCAATTGAGCGGAAAAGGTTAACAATTGCAGTCCACGTTTATCAAACTCTTTCTCAACGATTTGCTCCAGACGCTTTTCAAAGACAAGCGATCCGCCATCTGCCATAAGACTGTCGGTTTTGTACTTCCGGCTCTCTTCCTTTATAAGATCGTAGATGCGGGGTTCTAATATGTTATCTTCCAATGACTGCATAAAACCGTCTTTTCCGGTTTCCGTTTCGGCTTTATCAATATGTTTGTTATCAAATACGACATCTATAGCACGACTCTTTATTACCTTGTAAGAGTATGAAGGACGAGCGCTAAATTCAGTATTATCAGCCGCCTTTAATGTTACCGGTGCACTGAACTCTCCCCGCTGGTCAAACAACGGAACCTGGAACAACTCTGTCCCCCCATCCCACGTTGAAACCCTGCCGGAGACCACCTTAAAATCTTCCTTGCCTTGCTTGCCGTAGTTTTCCATAAGGACGCCGGCATAGTTAGGGGCAACTCTTTCACATGAAACCAATACAAATAATAAGGTCATAAAGACCAACATTAAACTAATCAACTTTTTCATTTTTGATAATTTTAGTAAGTTTGTAAATAAAGAAAATTATTGTGGCTGTAATTATTGCCACGCCCAGCCATGCGTGGAGATGATTAAACACCCTATTGCCGATAGCGATGCCCACTATCAGGACTGTAAATGGCTTGATATACTTATTCATATCTGTTCTGTTTTAGCTTTACTCTATTCTATTTAAAATCTC